AAGACGTGCAATGAATTTTGCAAACTTAAGTTCATCACGTAGGATTTCAGATGAACGGCCAAGAGAAAATCCTTGGTTAGCATCATCTAAACGTGATGGTGGAAGGTTGAGTGAATTGTAAAGTTTCTTTTTAAAATACTCAACGTCTTTTAATTCACCAAGATTTTGACCACCAGGGAGAGTCGTAATTTCTGTTCCTCTACCACCTTCCCTACGTGGAAGCCAAAAGTCTTCCAACATTGACATATGTTTTTTATCATCACGAATCTCTCCTGTTTGTGCGTCGTATACAAGCTTGTTTCGATAACGCGCCATCGTTTCTCTGAGGTATTGCTCTGCTTTTACTTTGGGAAGATTACCTACGTCGATGTAGAAAATACGACGTTCTGGTGCGCGTGATAAACGATAGATAACCAGCGCATCTTCAATCATGCGAAGCTGGTTGAGAGATTTAATTGCTTTGTGTAAGAAACTCAAGACCATTTTTTTGTTTAGGTCTTGAAGACTTGAAGTTACATATGTGATAGAATCGTTCGCAATCTTGACGCCACTTGTAGCGTTGTTAACGTCAAAGGTGGAACTGATAAATCCTTTTGGATTGTACATGTAGTATTCTACATATTCACCAAAATCATATTGATATGCAGAACCTTGAACACCTTTCATGGCATCTGCCATCTTGGGGTCTTTGGTTTGTACTCTAACTTTTTTGATTCTCAGTGGATCAATATATCTAAGTTCTAGAATACCTGCTTTTGGATTTGCAAGGTCTACAACTTTGTGATAATATAGTCTTCCGTCAATATACCATGTTCTAAACATTTCATGTGCTCTTGTATCAAAATGCAAGAGGCGGAGAATATAAGCAAATTCTTCTCTGATTTTATTTTTAATCGATTCGCTAACTGGAAGATTAGACAACTCAATCGATACTGGAGTATCATCTAAACTTGAGTTGATTGCTTCGTTAACGATTTCATCAATCGCAGAGTCAACTTCTGGATGCATAGACATATCGCGGTAGCGTTTAATGAGGTCAAACTCATTACGCGCCACCCCGTCGATATCTACATATGAACCAAAATAACCACCAGCTACGGTGGTTACTGAATCATCAGCACCAGGAGGAACTGGGGATTGACCCCTAGGTTCCTCCATTTTGCTTTTAATTGAAAATCCAAATAATTGACTCATTGCTACATAATCAGTGATTGTATAATATATTTATGATTATGCAATAGTGCCAGTTGAAGCACCTGATGATAATGCACCAGAATCTGGTGTTTCTACTGTCCAGTATTGAAGTTGGAACTCAACTGTAAAATCTTCAATTTGGTCATTGCTATCATAAGCAAGATCAATTTGAGATACGTTAGTTGGGAAACAACTCCAAAGTTTGTAATTACGAAGAACTCCACCACCCGCAGAAGAATCTCTTTCGAGTTGTGCAATTGTGATATCAGCGGTATAACCTTGTGTGTTATTTGGTGTATAAAGTTCAGCAGTATTTCCTTCGTGAGCATTCATTGATCTCATCCAACGCTCCATTGCGTTGCGAATCTTCATGTCTCTATCATTAATAAATGTTGCTGTCCAAGTATCAAAGGTTCTGTCACCTGCGATCTTAACAGTTCTTCCTCTAAAAGGAACTTCAATAACGCCGAGATTTGAAGCGGGTAGAGCAGCAGATTTGCAAAGAAGATTAATTAAATCTTTGTCATCTGTTCCAGTTGGAAGACCTACGCTACCAGCTCTTGCTGGGAAATTGATTGTTGCTAGGAATAGATTGGGGCGTACACCTTGGTTAACCTTTCCTAAAAATTGACTTACGCTACTAGTGATAGCCATTGTTCTTTACTACGTGAAAATTTTTTATAGAATTAACGACGACCTGTTACTTCACTGAAGGTTACACCAGATCTTGTAGCAACAAATGTAACCGTGATGTAATTAATTGATCTAGTTGGTTTTACATAAATTTCAGCAACAAATTCATTTCTATCAATTACATCTGGAGTATTGTTTGTTGTATCGCATACAACTAGATAATCTGTAACACCTCTCTTTGATAAAATTTCCGAAAGGAAAGAATTTGCTGCACTTGCGAACGATGCACGAGTTGATGTATCGTTGAGTTCGAATAGAACTGTTTTAGCAAGTTGACCAATTCTTTTTTCGATGGCAAGGAACAATCTACGAACGTTGATACGGTCGAAAGCACTTGGGGTTGCAAGAGCAGTTTTGTCTCCAAAAAGAACAATGCCTTGTCCAGGGAAAGATGTGATTGGATTGATTCTTCTCTGGTAGAGTTTATCTCTATCTGTTTTTGATGGAACGTAAGCAAGTTTAACTGCATTTCTTAAGTTTCCTCTGCTTAATCCAGCAGGAGAGAACCAATCTTCTGCTTGAGCAGAAGTTTGAACACACAATCCAGCAACATCTCCATTACAAGGAACATATCGATAAGTATCATTGTACTTATCATAAATGTATTTGTAACCACTATCAAATACTGCGTATGAAGTGCTATTTCCTACAGTATCAAAGAAACTGATGATTGCATCTCTTTGCGCTGTTGCTGAAGAAAGAGAAACAAATCCATTATGAGGAGAAACAAAAGCAATACAATCTTTTCTTGTTGAAGCAATTGTAATTGCTTTTTGTGCTTTTGTTACTTGATCGGCAGTAACAGCAAGACTTGCTCCTGTTAAAATAAAATCAATGTTGACCATTTCCGTGTCAGCAAAAACATCATAAGCTGTTGTAATATTAGAAACTGTAGTTGTATAAGAATCAACACCGTTTGCTAATGTATATGTTGAAGCACCTGTTGGAGCTGATGCTCCACCAGCATAAACATATTGTGATTTGTCTCTCAAAACATTTACATAATAAATTGAATTTCCTTGAGAATCTTTAGTTGTGGAAGTTTTAGAAGTATATAAAAATGTTTCTAAAATATTTCCTGAAGCATCTAATACAACAATATGCATGGTATCAGAATCTGCAGGAGCAGGAGCAATAGAAGACCATGCAGTTGTATTAATGGATTTTGAAGCATATGCTGCATTTGTAGAAGCAGTTCCGCTGACACTAACACCAGTGACGGCACCAGAAGTTACTGTAGTAACG